TACAGCCTTGCTCGTTGGCGCGCTGTCGTTGGATCGGTAACTCGTCTGAATCATAACAGAACCGAGGGCCGAATTGGTCCCGCTCACTGCTGTGCCACTCGTTGGCACATAGTGAAACACGAGACCTCTAATCTTGTACTCTTGAAAGCGTGCGGCTACGCCAGACAACCACGGAAATGCAACAGAGTTGCCCGGGTTAATCTGTAACGTCTTTTGCACGGTAAAAGCAGTACTGCCACTGACTGGTCCGATGTACTCCTTGTGTCGCACTACGATTGACTGCTCAGTCTTATGCATCATCGGGATGCCATTAGACGCTTTCTCAGTTATCGAATTGCGTGACACTGTGTAGTCACCGGAACCCAACCACTTCGACAGAGCAGCACCGGCCCCAGTTCCAAAACTGGAGCCCGCGCTTGGCATGCCGAAGATACCGCCTAGCGCGGTCCCACCGATCCCGCCGAGGGTGCGCAAAGCGCTCCCAAGGCGGGTGAGTTCCTGCACCTGTTTCTTCGCAGGTTGTTTCTTCTTCCGGACCAACATAGCTTTCTGTTTTCCGTTCTTCTTCACCATTGTCTTGGCTTGTTTCGTGTTGTCTGATTGCGTAAAGGGTGTCGTTGTATTTGTATTCAATCATTACAGGTGCCTTAGGAACGCTGGTGGCCTAACCTCCGCCACTCCGTCCCCGTACAACAATTCACCCAATCCACTAATCTCAACCTTCTCGTAGTACGCCTCGAGGGCGATTTGGTAATCAGGGGAGATTCCGGTCGCTCGATAAAAGGATGCGCGGGCTAAGTCGGTGATTTCACGATCATCAACATCGACTCCATTGCCACGCTCCAACACTCCAGTGTTCTTGAACAACCCCTCCTTGAATCTCTTCGTCGCTGAAACTCCTGCTCTCCTGAAGACCCCATAAAAGCTCTGTAGTACTGGACATCCTGGCACCGAGGCCTGCCCACATTCTCCTACTGCTCCTAGCCATTTCCGCCAAACCTTGTCGTTCTGCACGGACAT